GGAAGCTAGCAGCTGCATCCATATGGAGAACAAGGTTATTTTCTCCAATATCAAATCCTGGGTTTTCGGCTTGTGCAGCAGCCGTCATTACATCAGCAGTTTGTGATACATTCTGTACTGCCAAGAAATTTGGCATCTGGAATAATGCATTTGCTGTTGCTGGTACTATGAATGGAAAAATATTAGAAAGCAATGCTGATGCAATCATTGGATCTGCAGCAATAGTCTGTCCAGTACCTGCAATATTTGTTGGCATTGGGAATGTAGCAGTTGCAGTTGTGTCCATTTCAAGACGCAATGCTTGCCAAGCGTCAAATGCATTTTCTGCTGAAAATGCTGTATTTGTAACAAAGACTTCATCGATTAATGTATCTCTAGAAGCTGCTGATGCAAAAATACCAGGAATACCACCAATAACAAATTCACCATTATCACTCATTGCTGTAGAGTTAGATCCAGTTATATGTTCTTTTCCATCTACATACAATTTAACATCGCTTGCTGATTTTACAATTATAGCTAAGTGCCACTTGTTATCAGCATAATTTGTTGTTCCAGTATAGTTTGAAACTGTTCCATTATTATTTCCAGCAAGGATTCTTAAGTATCCACTTGTAGCAAGCATCTGTAAAGCAAAACCGTTTCCATCAGCTCCAGTACTACGGCCACCAAATCCAACAATTCCTTGTTGATTAGTAGCATTTGCATTTTTAAACAATACACCAATTGTACAAAGATCATCAGTTGAAAATGTTCCAGTAGCAAGAGCATATGTTCCTCTAAGTGCTTGATCTCTAGAAGTAAATTTATAAGTTCTGTTATTTAATCCAGCAAGGCCTTGAGTAAATCCTTGCGGAGTTAAAGTTGATACAAGTTCTAATGTAGCCGTTCCAAAGTTATCTGGTGTACCAGCTCCTTCATCTAAACGATAATCAATAACTGGATTTTTAGATTCAATATAATCATTAAATGCGCTATTAAATTTAACAGATGCATCAGGCATAATTGCAGCACCCTGAAGAATTGATGGTGTTCCATAGTCATAAATATTTGCTATTTGAGTTGTGCCAATAGCTGCTGCAGTTGCAATAAAGAATTGAGATACAGAAGTTGTATCTGTTGAGTTTGATCCATCAAATTGGAAATAATCTAATGTCAAATTGTTATTCATATTAGTAGTGCCAATAGATGTTCCATCTATCCACAATTGCATTGTATTAGAAGATAATTTACCTACAACAAAGTGCCATTCTCCATCAGTAATATCTGTAGTTGATTGCACTGTATGGTTGCTATTGTTTGCAAAAATATTAAATATTATTCCGCCATCGGTATTGTATCCAAAACTTACGTTTTGTGTGGTATCTGTTTTAAAAGCAGTCATAATATAACTGTTAACTGAGGTTGGTTTATCTAACTTTTTAGTCCAAAATCCTATTGTGAAATCTTCATCATTTAGTAAAGCAACATCTCCAGTAGTAGGAGCAGCTGCCTGAGTAGCATATGCTTGTAATCCACCAGCTGTTGTTAATTTAAGTTCTCCAGACCCTTGCACACCACCAATAGCATTATTTGTTACACCAGTACTCCAATAAGTAGGTCTAGTAGGTTCTGTTCCATAGTTAGTTAATACTCCAGCTTTATCAAATTTAAACCAACTTTGAAGAGACAATGTAGCCATGTATGTATTTAAAAGAGTTTCAAATGTTACAGTTGAGTTGTAGTGGTCTCCAGATGCCGCAGATGCTGTGGCTGGGTCAGCTGCAACTGTTTTATCTAATGCTACTGCTGGATGAACTGCTAATGCTGATGCTGTGGCTGGATCTGCTGCTACAGTCTTATCTGCATATGTAGCAACGTGGTTAGCAACAAATGTATCTACTTGTGCATCAGTCAATCCTGCAGTCTTATAATAAGCTCCAAAGTCTATTGTTCCAGTAAAATATGCTGATGCTGTTCCAGAGTTACTTAATGCCGAACCTATATTTATTTGTCCATTGCAGCCAATATTTCCAATTGTGCCATCTGCTGCAACGTATACTCCATCAACATAGAGTCTTGCACTAGAAGCTGAGTTTTGATATGAATAAATAACATGGTGCCAATTGCCATCACAGTAATTTGTTGATGAAGTTGCGTTTGTAGTATTATTATTTGGGTTTCTTGAAAATCCTCTTACTTGTCCGCTTGTATTTATATCTATAAATGCTTGATCACTATTGCTGGTTCCTGGAGCTACAATTAATGTTACATTTGAACCAGGAGCAGATGATCTTTTAAATACTGCTTCTAATATAAATGATGAAGTTGCACCAGAGAAATTCCCTTGGTGTAAAACTCTTCCGTTTGAGCTAAAGTCATATGATGCATTACCAGTTAAAGAAGAAGCATTTTGAGTTATTGTTCCAAATGCAGATGAAGAAATTGTTAAGCCAGCTGCATTTGCTTTCTCAGTTGTTGATGAGTCTAAATTTGTTGCAAGAACAAAACCTGATTCGCCTTGGGCTGTTGTATATAATGACATAAAAATAGGCTGCGGTTAGGCAGCCATGACTCCAATCAAAATTTTGTCTGCTGGTACAGATGAAATGCTTGTTCCGTTGATAAAAATTATTGGAGTAAAGGTGAGGTCAGAAACCACTGGAGACATTATGTTACCAGAAAGGATCTCTATTGTGGTCTGGACTACGACTGCACAAGCATATGCCTGGAGTGCGCTGACCTCAACCTTTACGTCCATTTGCGTTAGCCTTACGCTACAGTGATACGCACAATACCTGTGCTATCCCATGTGATTGTAAAGTTACCATTTGTTGATGACTGATCTGAACCAAAGTCCACATAGCCGATCAACGGTGATGTTGATGCTGTTCCTGTTGAATCATATACAACTGCATAACGTGCTGTGATTGTTGAAGATGCCCAAGTGGTATCTGCAGCATCAAGAACGATTACGTTGTTAGCTGAGTCATAGGTTGCTGTCTTTGAAGCAAGTGTGTTACCACCAGCAGTGTAGCCTGTACCTGAAACTTCGAATGATGAAACATCGTTGAAGTAGTCATGAGCGTCCTGATCTGGTGTGTATGATGATGAAAGTAGAGCAACCTTAATTGTGTCAGTGTCGAAATCTACTTCTTTGTTTAGTGCCTTAAGGAGGAAGTTACCGTATAGTTTTGATGGCATTATTTATCTCCTTACGCTGACGCTGTCTTCTCAAGTACTGCAAAGCCTTCAGCTCTTGCAATATCAAATGCACGACGTGCACGAACCTTGAGTAGAACGCCATCTGTATCGAATTTAGCATCTTTAGAAACCATTGACTCAATACCAGCACGAACACCGTTGATCATAAGATCAGTGTTACCTACGATAAGAAGTGCGTTTCCTGATGGTGTAGCAGAAGCTGCTGCGCCTGTCATTGCACCTGTTGAGATAGTTAGTGGGTATCCGAACAATGTGCCTGTTGTAGTTCCTAGCGGATCTGTTAGGATTGGACGATTGTTATCGTCAACAAGTCCACGAAGAGTTGCTAGAAGCTGTGGGTGAGCAATAAACGCTGTCTTTGATGGATCAAAGTATGAAGAATCTTCAATCTTAGATAGAAGCTGATTTAGATCATCAAATGTGATTGCTCCAGCTGACTGAATGCGGTTAGCCGCTGAGTTGTGCTGTGATACTGCACGGTACACAGATGTGTATGGTGCTGCGTCTGTTCCTGCTGCTGCAGCTGTTACGCCAAGGCATGCATTGTCAAACTTCTTTGCCCAGTTAGTTGCCCACTGAGTCTTGTATGTGTTTAGTACATCTACGAATGAGTCATTCATGTCTTCTTCTGAGATGTGCATAATCTTTGCCCACTTACGAGCTGTTAGTGTGATGTCATCGATTGTTACATCTGACTCACCAATTGTTGCGCCTTCTGCGTATACGTTTGGAGCATCGCCAACAAAGCGTGGAACACGCTTTACTGATGTTGCCATTGGCTCACGACGTGCAAGCTTTTCAACTGCAGAGTTCTGCAGTGCTGCTTGTACGACGTTTGAGCTGTGCTCTTCAACGATATAACCATTGGCGACTGTTAATTCTGTTCTTGCCATAGTAGTTTTATCCTTTTCTTATTAGTTAGATTTTTATTTGCTTGAGAGTAATATATTCGTCCGAATAATATTAGATTCGCAAGCCTAAACGTCCATCTAGCTTGCATCCTCTTATTATACAGTATATTAATCACCAAGTACATATCTTGCTTGTAATTCTGTTGCTGATAGAGGAGCATCTACATATGAGGTAGCCCCGCCATCTGCTTTCCCGCCAACAATCTTCTTTGGATCAAATAACTCTGGGAAGTCATTTCTTAGATCTGCTAATTGCAGGTCCAAGCCATTAATTTCAAAGTCATCAGTCAATTCAATTTCTGACACCTTGATATATTTAAGAAGTTTATCAGCATTAGGTACTCCATTTTCCATGAGGGACCTAATAATTTTGTCGTTCTTTAGTTTAGTCTGGACAAGGTTAGCTTTTTCTCTAGTGGAAGCAAACTCTTGTTCCACCGCTTCCTTTTCCATTCTAAAACGTTTTGCATCGTTCTTTGCTCGTTCCAATGCAGCCAAAACTGCTACTGGGTCTTTGATTTCTGTAGAAGTACCTTCTACGAACTCGTTTTCCATTTTATCTCCTAATCGTCCAATTAAGGATTAACTTCACCAGACTGAATGCCTAGTGCATTTGCTCTTTCTGCTGCTTGGTTCTTCATTGCATAATTGTGTGCATTCACAATTTCAGATGTTGGAACAGGTGGTGCTCCTAGCTGTGCTTGTGATTCTTCAACAATTGCTTCTGCAATCTCTGGGTCATATCCAGCCTCAAGAAGAATCTGATAGAGTCCAACTCCAACGCTCTTCTTGCGAACTGCTATATCCCAATTATCTAATGAGTCAATTGACTCTGCATTTTCCCATTTGATTTCAACTTCATCTGGAAGTCCTTCGACCATAAACATAAACTTAAATAGATCTCTCCAAGTTGATCCAAATGCCATTTGGCGATTTACAACCTTCTTGAATAGTGGAGCTTCAGCTACACGAAGTGCTTGACCTGATGGAAGTGATGCTCCTCTCATAAAGTAATGTGTTGGTGTATTTGTAATGGATGCCATTGCATTTACATATTCAATAACTGGATTTGTAAATACTCCTGGATCTGCTGCTGGGAACTGTCCAACAGATGAAACACCTTGTAGATACCATAAGTTGCCAGGACCATTGCCAAGTGCTGCTAGGTTCTCTCTTGCTGTATCGTCATCTGAGAAGTCATCAAACTCATTTGAGTTTCCACCAGTTGCTAAAGCATAACGCTGTGGAGCACCCTGATAATCAACAGTCAGCATGTGAGTTGATATCAGCTTGTTGATAGCATCTTGAGGACCAAAGGCATCTGCATGCTCTGGACGTCCAAATGGCTTATGTGTTCTAAAGTGAAACACAGGAACTTGTCCCCATGGATTAGGAATAACATCCAATGGAGTTACATTTAATTGATGTGAAACAAGATCAATGTCACCAGAACCAATATATTTCTCAATACGGTCTGGATAATACATATTCAAATATAGAATCTTTTGATTCTCATTTACAACTTGCCACATCTTAGCCGCATATTCCTTCTTGCGAGGATTTTCTTGGCTATATACAACTGTTGTAGTCATTGGTGAATTGTAATCAATTGCTAATGTTCCATCTTCATCTGGCCATACAATTGCATATGAATCACCATAGATGAGTGCATTTCTGTGGATTTCATTGATATCTAGCTTGATATCTGACTGTTCCCACATTGTGTCAACAAAATCTGCTGCTTCTTGGCTTGCCACCAAGATGTTGTTAATTTCAAGACGGTTAAGTACAGCATCTACTACAGTTTTTGAGAAGTTAAATCTGAAATCGCTGCCCTCATAGCGAAACATCTTAAACCAGCGTTGATTAGCGAATACTTCACCATTAACACCTTCGTAGTAGGCTTCTGCCTGCTTATAACCTTCTCGCTTGCTTATAATTTGTTCGAGGGCTACTCTAATATCTTTCATTTTATCTCCTTATGTAATTTAGCTGCTTTGCAAGTATTCTAGGTGTCTTATTATCTAAAAAGTATAATACACCTGATACTACTGCGTCAAGCACGTCGTCATGTGAAACCTTTGGGAAGGAATACATTTGTTCTTCTAATACTGGAAAGTGATCAGTGTGTCTGACCAATCCCTGTTGGTAGAAGTTTAAAGCTTTGCCAGCACGAATCTGCTTTGACACAGATTGCTTTATAGATCTATATCTAACTGGAATATCTTTAAATACATCCTGCCATAAGTCTCCACCTTGGTTAGTTTCAACATAAATGATGCCTGGATCATAAATGTCTACAAGACTTGCGACTCTATCAGACAATTCCGATGGAGATACCTTCAATTGGAACGCATCTCGCACATATATGTAATTGTCTTCACCTCTGCTCAATACAGCAATACCTGTATAGTCAGAAACCTTATTCTTTGTTACTGCTGGGTCAATGGAAATGATTGTATTTCCAAAAAACTCTGGGTCATCAATAATAACATCTTCATATGTCCAGAAGTTACCATCGCTGTTAACAGGTCTGTTCATATAGTTCTTTGCAAAGTCACGTAGATGTCTTTGTGACTGCAACCACTCTAGAGACCACTTCTCAGGCCATACAGAGCGTTCTGAGCCATCATCTGCCGTCATAATGGCTGGATAGTAGTGAACCTTCACGTTCTGGTCTTCAATCCACTGCAGAGCTGCATCACGCTCACCTTGAGAGTGCTTGCGGAACTGATCCATCATAGAGTTAGGCATAGTGGTAGTCCCAATAATAATCATACGAGCATAAATATTCATAGGTGCAATATCATCAAAGACAGTATTCATCTGTCTACCTGCCTGATATTCAGAGTAATTCTTTTCACCTTTTTCAATATCATCCAAAATAATCAAATCAGGACGAGTTCCAAAGACTTTCTTACCCAAAGAGTTAGTATCAATTCCATTTGCGTCAAAAATGAAGCCATTTGATTGAACAATACGCCAAGAGTTAGATGCCATGGTTCTTCCAGTACTTCCAACTATCTTTGGAGTACATAATTCAGGATAATCCGCCTTAAGATACTCATTTGTTTCCAATTCATTCTTAAAAGTCATTAAGTGAGTCTCCGCCTGAGAAGCAGCATCTGAAAATGCAGCAGCAAACTTAATATGTCCATGGGCGGCGGCCCACATAGGAAGAATTAAGAAGATCCAAGTGGATTTGCCACATTCTCTAGGTGCGATGAACGCATCTCTATTAGACTTTGGCACTGTTGGCTTATTGATCCATTCTTTTCCATATTCAGATAATGCCCAATGAAATTCTGACAAAGTGATTTCGCCCTGAGCATTCTGTAAATGTTCTGGCAAATATAGCAAAGCAAACAACATGGGATCAAATTTAGTTAGTTCCCGCCTTCCTTCTGAATATTTAAGAAGTTCAGGATTAATGTGCTCCATATATTTTGGTATAGTCATCATTTTACTGTCCAAATTTTTTTACGATGCAATATAACAATAAAGAGAGAGGAATATCAATTCGGGTGGTGATAGTAAAACTTTTTTTCATTTTATAACACTTAATCTAATAGATTCATTACGCATCTTGGCTTCATTAAGCATATCTACAATTGCTAAATCTGAGCCATCTTTGCTTCTATTCTCATTAATATTTGTAGACTTACCTTCAATTAGATTGATTGTTTGAATTGCTTTATGCAAAGCATTAGATAGTTTTGATATATCATCTGATGTTAATGCATCTTCATATAGTGCTTCTACTGTTCTATCTATTACTGCCTGTGCCGCCAATACTTTCTCTTTATCTCTATAGAAAACATCTAATTGTTTAGACATAACTGCAAGAGTATTAGCTGTAGGCATTTCTATATTTCTTTGCATATAGAATTTCTTGGCTGTATGATAGCTTTTTGGATATTGTAAATATCTCATAGCTGGACCAATGCCCATTTCATTTGCACATTCTATAAATTCTGATACTTGTTCTTCTGTAAATGTTGGATATCCCATTATATATTCCTCATTCCCGCCCATATTAGGCAATTGTCGACATATCGATATGTATATTGGTATACATTTGACATACGGGCGCACATTTGATATCGTTCCTGTATATATACCAAGTTATCTCTTCTTATATTTGATAGCAATAGCAGCTTTCTGCTTTGGAGATCTTGTTTTAGCAGCTGTGGTTCTTTTCTTAATATCTGCCTTAATTTGAGATGATCTTCTATTCATTTCTTTAATAGGAGCTTCTCTTGCTGCTTTATCTGCTGCTGCTTTACCAGATCCAGTTTTCTGTGCTAATTGCTTTTTCTTACCTAGATTGTACAACGCTACAGTTGTTCTATTATCTTTCTTTTTTGGCATTATTTCTTTCCTCCTAGGTTTATTCTATTACCTTTAATAGTAACCCAACCACCATTGGTTCCGCCGCCTGATATTCCACGACCTGCTCCACCACCACGAGTCTTTCTTGGTGTGCTTGTGGTTGCTACTTTGCTATTTCTTTTTAATCCTGATCCTTGTACTCTTTTTGTCTTGGTATTACCAATCTTAGACTTAGCTTTTGGCTTAATTTTAGGCTCAAGACCAGCGCCTAATGCAGCTTTGATTGCACCCATAGGATCTCCACCAATTTGAAGAGCATCTGCATTCTTTTTTACATCTCTAGCAACTGAGCTAGTTACTTTTCTATTAGGGTTATAGCCCTTTCTTGTCGTCTGAGCTTTGCTTTTTCTTACTGCCATATTTCTTCTCCTTCTTCTTAGGTTTCCATTGATGATCTATTTCTCTACGGATACCGTGTTTATTTACGTCTATTATTCTTGCCATTACTTACTCTTTTTCTTAGCCCTCTTTTTTGGCTTCAAAGTGTTCATTGAAGGCTGCCTTTTAGCAAGAACTTCTTTAGTAACAGTTAATCTAGCTCTTTTTGATGGTCCTAATTGCTGAACCTTTGGTGCAAGACTCTTTCTCACATCTTGAACAGCCTTTTGTCCTTCTTTAAATAATTGTCTCTTTTGTTCTTTTTGTATTTGATTTGTACGGAATGCTTTTTTCTTTAAATATGGCATTAAAATTCTCCTAACCTTCTAATTAATTTGACTCTTCCAACTCTATATTTAGGCTTAAATCGTGATACTGGATTAACCATTGCAGATATCCTAGGCTTTTTAATGTTAAATTGAAGTAGAGTAGCAATACCTTTAGTAAAAGGAACACCTTTTCTTGATCCCGCCGCTCCACCAATACTAGGATTTACTGGGTTGTATCTCCTATTAACTGTAGCCATTGCCTTGCTTTTTTGCTTTTGAAGTTCATTTCTAAATTTACCTACCTGTAAAGCACTTAAAGGTTTTTCTGGCCTAACAAACTTAGTTGTACCTTTAGTAAGAGTTGTTTTTTTCTTCTTTCTCTTCCTAACAATAACTGCCATTAGTGCTCCTCGTGTAATTGATCTAGAAAATCTTTTAATTGTCCGCTGACATTAAATCCAAAGGATTGTTCATATGTATCTACATCATCATATATTTCTACTGTCATAGATAATATTCCTGCTGGGTGATAGAAGACATCTTTGGCGTAAGGAAACAGTTTCTTGCTTCCCGCCCCATGCTGACTGATACTATCACGTGGATCCATATAACCTTATTATACAGTAATAAAAGGAAAAACCCTAGGATACAGTTTGGCAACAGTAGCGGACCTAGGGTTTCTCAGGGATAGATGAGTAAGAACTCTTCTACGTATATTCTATCACTTCTTCGGTAAAGATGCAATACGTAAATATGCATCAGTTATAGGATAATTCCAATTCTTATCTCTGTGAATATTTCTAGCAATAATTTCATCAAGGAATTTATCTACTGCCTGCATTATCTCTTCATCTGACATAGATTGGACTTGATCCATTGTATATTCTTTCCAGAAGGATTTAATCATTGGTGGCTCTTTATAGGTTATGCCTCTTTCTTCCACCGCTTTTCTATTATATGGCTTTCTGACAGGTTCTTTTTTAACCTTGTGTGGGTTCTTGGGTCTTCCTACCATTTTGTCTCATCCTTCTAATAGCTGCAAGAGATCTCTTTCTCCAGCAGGGCTTGCAATAAATTTGATGCTTATCCAAGCTTGTAGATTTCTTTCCAAATTGATTAATTGGTCTTTCTAAGCCACAATCTCTACATGTCTTAAACATAGGTACGGAATCTGGGTTTGCTACCTTCCTAGCGGCATTGTAGGCCTTATAATAGGCACTCTGGCATTCTCTGCAATGAGGATACAAGCCATCTTTATGATTTGCATTTGCTTTATTAAATTCAGATGTTTCTTTTATCTGTTCGCATTTAGTACATTGTTTCATTTCTCACTACCTCTACCTTCTTTATGTTCTAAAGTTTTTTCCCAATGGCAATTCTTGCAAAGGGTCATCAAGTTCTTTATATTGTTATTGGATCTATTACTATCTATGTGGTCTATTTCTAGCTTCTCTGTCCCGCCGCACTTTTCGCAATAATCTTTTTTATTCTTTCTTGCAAAGTATTTGCAATTAGTACATCCTGATGCCCAAATAGCAAATCCAAGTTTAGTTGTACCCTTGCGTTCTACAGGTGTTCCACAGCCGCATAGAGGCCTTGCAATTTCACTTGTTCTCATCAACCCAACCTATCTCTTTTCCTGGTTCTAACCAACTTCTCAAGGTTGCTGCGCTACTCTGCATGGTGTCGATCATTTCGTCCAATGTGTCTATGGCATCTTGTAGAGTTTTAATTGCTTGGTCCAGCGGGGCTGGCTCGTGTATTTTCTTCATATTACTTCTTCTCCTTGGTTTATATTAATATTATCTAACCATAAAAAATCGTTAGATTTTTTATTATTTGTATTTGTATTTGTATTTACTTTGTATTTAGGTGGTAATGCCATGCCGTACCCTGCGGCATCTGGTACCGTAGGTGTGTAACGATTTGCCGCATCATAATTTCTCTTCTGCTTTAGATAGCCAGCATCCACCAATTCCTTCTTTGCAGTCCTTACAGTTCTTTCGCAAAGGCCAGTGCCTTCAGCGATTTGCTTGTTGGTTGGAAAGGAAGGGTTGTATGAGGCTATTATCAATGCTACAATTCTAGCCTTGGTGCTTAGATCAGACGATCTAATTGAACGTAAATATGTAAAATAATCCATATCAACCTTTCTGGTTAATAGAATTATAGTATAACTTGATTCCTATGTCAAGATAGAAGTTGGTCTAATTTCTTTTCTACTCTTGTAACTTGGTCCTTTAAAGATGAGCCTGAATTAGGCTTAAGTTCTACTAGATAATGTTTAACTAAAGCTTTTATCCTTAATTCCAGCCCAACTATTAGGGCAAGAATGGACGTGATTAATCCAATTACTTCTGTTGCATTCATTAGATATTGCCCTTGATTTGAGATAGACGGTATTTGTATCCATCTTGGATTCCCATTGGTCCTAGATATGGAGCAGACATAGTTACTATCCATTCTCCGCCGCTATCGTACATAAGAGTTCCTTGAGAATCAAGGATGTTTCTTAACTTAGCATCTATCTGCAATTTAGTTCTTGTGTAAATAAATACAGATCCAAGATCTTTTCCTGTAACTGTAGTAGCACCACCAAGAGCAAGATCAGATGTCATAGCAAGTCTAATCTTTGTTGGCAAAACGTCATACACATTTGTTACAACATTGCCATCAAAGGAAACCTGTTGCTTATAAAAATAAGCATCTGCTATGTAAGGAAATTTTCTAGTGGTATTAAACAACATTACAAAGTTCTCCAGTCGACCTTACGGTTCCACTGGAATATCTTTCCAGTCTTAATTGATCTGCTTCTATTAAATGAAAGGGCACGAGAGGCAATAACAGCCAAAGGTGACATGTAAGGCGCACTGTAGGCTCCATCAAAATTCTGTGCTGATTCGCCAGAGCCTGCTGATGTTACTGCAACCTGCTTATAAATTACATCTTCATTGTCAAGCATGTATACTGCTTGGTAAGCTGTCATTTTATTTAGTATCATCAAGTCTGATGGGTTCTCAATATCAATTTCATCTCTACCAATATAGACTTCAATAAGAGACTGTGCTCTTTTGATTAAAGGCAAGGTTACATCTTGGCCTGTATATTCTTTTACATCATTAACGGTTGTAAACATTTCCTCTATTTACCCTTCCGAGTTCACGAACTCTTAGTGTGTGTGTTGTCGTGAAATCTAACTTTCCTGTCCCGCTTAAACTTAACTGAAAGACATAATCTCCAGAAAATTCAAATAAGCTACGATCAGTTGGCCATTTAAATCCAATACGGCCCAATGTTTTATTTGTTGTTACAACTTCAGAACCAGTAAGATCAACTTCTTCGTTGTTGCTACCAATTATCTTTGCAGTTATATTTGTGTATTCTCCAAGGTCAGCATCTGTTCCATCATCTCTTTTTACTTGTATTGAAAGAGGCTTTGAAGGTATCTGATCTTTCCAGTATTGACTAATCATTTAATTACTTCCTTTCTTATGTATAAAATTGGATCTGTGTGATTCAAGTATAGCGTTACAGTATAGTCTGTTTCTGTTGAAGCAGTTGTAAATACTATAAATGCTGTAGCTACTGCAGGTTCTGCAGCAATCCGTCTTCCACCAAGGGTAGGCATTAATGCGGATCCAATTAATGGAAGTGCTACATTGTTTGTAGTTCCAGATGTGTTATCAACAAGTTTTGCTTGTGCCAACATATGAACAGCATTTGCTCCTCCTGGATGATCTGCTGTAACAATTGGGTGTGGAATATTTGCAGAAGCTGACATGCCAACTCCACCGACAACCTTACCTTCAATTATATTTTTGTCTGATAGCCACCACAGGCCACGAGTATTTATACTTGGAATAAATACAGTTCCAGTGTCATAAATTCTACCAGTTGTTACCTTGTATGTAACTAAGCCTCCAGTAGTAGCTGTAGCACCACCGCCACCACCGCCACTTGCAAATCTACCAAGTGCATCACGAAGTCTTGTTGATGGCGCAATGCCACCAAGACCAGCTCTTGTTCTCTTTCTATTTTGAGGTGGAATTTCTGGACCAACTTCTCCACCAACAAAACCCTTTAAGTTTCTAGTTATTGGAATCAATTGACTTACTACATAATCTCCATTTAATGACCAGCGTTGTGCAATAATATCATTGTCATCTTTTAATGCAGGTTGACCTCTTTCAGCATCAGTTAATGAACTATTCTTATACAATGCTCTTGTGTTAGCATCAATAATCCCAGCATTAAATGCAATATCAACCCAGTAATTTGTAGCAAGGTCATATTGATGGTACTCATTATAACTTGTATTAAATTGTAAGCCCTCTGCTGTAAAACTATTTGCAACGTTTTCTGAGAATGAAACAAAGATCTTTCCACCAGTTAACTTGCCATTAAGATTTGTGCCTGCAGGTAAAGCTACAGTTGTTATATAATCCTTGTACGGATTAGTTCCTTCTGTGTAAGAATCAAAATTCTGTTCATGTATTTTTGCTCCTAAAGCTGTAATTGGAATACCAGCCTTTAGGTGTTCAGGTTTAATTGCTTGGTATGCCAATCTAAATCTAGGATTTCCTGAATCTGCAAAAACAAACTCATCACCTACCTGCAGTCCATTAGGTCTGTTCTGATATTGAGCATAATATCTATCTGGACCACCATAGTTAAATTCGTCAGCATTATTGTAGAATGCATAATCTGTCCAAATAAATGCATTATCATCAGTTAAATATTCAAGTGTATTTATAACACGGTGTCTATCATTAAAGAATGTATCATCCCAACCTGCGCCATATTCATTAACTGGATCAATAGGTATACCAACATTATTAACTCTACCAGTAAGAACAGGTGCTCTATTATCTGAGTATTCACCTGCATTAAACTTACCATTATTTCTTAATAGTGGAACTGGAGTTGCTGCTTCAATAATTCCAAGATCGACAGCAAGTTGTGGGTTTGTAATAAATAATGATATTCCATATGTATCAATAGCTTCACGCAATGATTCTAAGAATTTTTTAAATAATTCTTTTTCTTGCAAATTAAAGTATTCATCTACCTCTGTTTTAGAGTTCAGACCTTGCTTATCTTGCTCACTAGATTGATCTGGATAGTTTCTAAAGAAGATTGCATCATATTGATCTAATTCATAAACATCTTTCATTAAATCTAGATATCTATAGTTATCAGTTACGTCATCTTTATAGGTATCTCCTTGAGGACCGCTTCCGATTTTTACAGTATCTTTTAATAGAGGATTTCTATCTCCTCTATATGTGTCTCCAGCATAAAATCGTTGAACTGGAAGTGGAAACACATCCCAGTCAAAGAATTGCTGAGTTGACTCTGTAAGATATGTACTTAGTCCATAGAAAGTATCATAATCAAAATCTCCACCGTCTCCAACATCTTTGCCTTCTGTATCATTTACACCAACTGGAGCAAATGGATTATTATATTGTCCAACATAATATCCTGAGTCTGCTTTAAATGTAGGCCAGAAGTAAAGCATAAGGGCACGAGCACGGTTTCCCTTACCTCTAGTTCCAGTTCCAAATGTTACTGATGCCGTAGCAACTCCTGCCTTAACAGGAACAACATTAATTGCGGCAAGATAGTTAAGATTAATTTCGCTTTGTTCAACTAAAGCAGATAGATTTAATCCAAATGCCGAGATAGTAAAGTCAGAGTATGAATTTAATTCAGGTGAATTATATCCAACTGTATTAATAACATACATGTCATTCCCGTATCTTTGAATATCTAACTGTCCATCAATCCAGAACTGATTACGTCCTTTTTTATTCTGAATAATTATATGGTGCCATTGTCCATCTGCAATATTTTTAAATCCAGTAAATGCTAGTAATTGGTCATTTGCAGAAACTGATCCTTCACGTCTATCTTTTGGATTAGTAAGTGCTAGTTTTCCATCTCTTAATATAATAGCAGTTCTTTGAGTGTTATAGATACTAGTATTTGTTCCAGCAAATAAAACCTGATTAGACTTTGTTGTTTTAATCATTGCTTCAAAAGTAAAGTCTGCAGCTCCCGTACCACCACTTCCTGATCCACCAGTTGTAAGAGCTATGTTTCTTAGGTTTACGGCTTTTCTATTTTGTGCATCAAAATATCCACCATTTATTGCAGGTAGAGGATTTGTAACTGCATTAACAGCTGTCTTGCCTACTGCTAATGGTGCTGTCCAACCAGATCCTGGCACAGGATCTGAACCAACATAAAAATTATCTGATGTATTAAAGAATACTAATGATCTACCATCTATATCATCTTTTTCATCAATTGCTACAAGTCTCTGATACCAAAGGTCATCCAGAATTGTAAAGTATTGTGGTGGTAGTGGTACAAATGCACTTGCATTTAATGGCTGAGCTTTAACTAATGCACCCAATGTTGTAGAAAGTGCAGGCATTACTAATGTTGCATTTAAAGCAATAAATGGATTTCCATTAAAAAATCCTGGAATAAATGCTTCTGCTTCTGGGAAGCTAGCAGCTGCATCCATATGGAGAACAAGGTTATTTTCTCCAATATCAAATCCTGGGTTTTCGGCTTGTGCAGCAGCCGTCATTACATCAGCAGTTTGTGATACATTCTGTACTGCCAAGAAGTTTGGCATCTGGAATAATCCAGTTGCTGTTGCTGGTACTATGAATGGAAAAATATTAGAAAGCAATGCTGATGCACTCATTGGATCTGCAGCAATAGTCTGTCCAGTACCTGCAATATTTGTT